TTTTTACCTTCCTTACGTTCCCCACGCCTTTTTTCAGCGATACCAACTTACCTTGATTTTACTATGATTTTTATAATATTGGGACCAATTGCATGAAAAATGTTGCTGAAGTCCTTGCAAACTTTCAATGTCCCCGTAGCAGTGCTTGCTGCGGGTTTACAACGCCGATTACGGATGATAAGCTTAAGTTATATCGGGGATGTAATGGTCTCGACATTGATTTTTGGGCACGTGGTGCACTCCGGAGGGCTCGGCTCCGTCATCAACGGCACAGTTTATTAACTGCAAAAAACAACAATTCTTACGCTCTCGCTGCCTAGTAAGTAGCAAGGCGTGATCTGTCCGGGTTCGTCCAAGGCTCGGAGCCAGGTCTCAAATCATTGGACTACGGTTAACGCTGCTACCCGAGGCGTTGATAAGAGATAGTGGGTGCGCACTTGGGGGTTAGCCAGGCTGACCGGCGCTCCCCTCGTGTTTAATCCAAGTAGGTCAACTATGAGTGTAGACCTGCGTGTTGCCAGGGTTGATGGACAGGGGTTCGATTCCCCTCATCTCCATAATTGACGTTCGGAGCACTTCGGACAATCGCTAGAAACGCTGATATAACGGCGTTTCTATTTTTTTGTCTTCGGACGTTTTCGGGGCTTTTCGGATAGTCGGTGACCACTCGGTGACCAAACGGTGACCACAGGCCGTTTTTGGCTGTTTTGGTCACCGAAAACGCGCTACCCCAAGAGCGACAAGGCTTTGAGGGCTATTGATGCTTGCGCGTCCCGCTGAGACTGCAGCAGGTGACTATAAGTCGTTAACGTGATTTGCACGTTGCTATGGCCTAGCCGCTTGCTGATGTAATAAATGTCAGTGCCCTGACTCAGCAGGTAACTGACGTGGGTATGTCTCAGACCGTGGAAAGTGATTTGCTCATTTTCGGGGATGCCCGCAGCCGTTTCGATTTTTCCGAGTGACTTGTTGCAGGCGGTGCCACTGAGTACCTGACCCATCTTAGAAAAGAACACACAGTTTTTGTTGTTCCTAAGTCCTGTCCTCATTAACCATTGTGCCTGCTGATTGTGAATTTTTTGTAACAGGGTAATGACCTTTGGAAGAACTTCCACCGTGCGGTTACTGGAAGGGGTCTTTGTGGGCTTGAAATCTAGCTCACGCCCGTCCCAAGATTTGTTGACGGTGATGGTGCTGTTGACCTCATCCACGTTGTCCCACGTCAATCCTAGAACCTCAGCAATTCGCATCCCAGTTTGAGCACCTACATACACGGCAACCGACGAAAGACGTTCAAAACTGGCGCGGTCAAATGCCACTTCATTCACCTTAGCAAACTGATCTAGTTGCAGATATTTGTCTGACTCGGATTTGACTCGGCTTTTGTCGCCAGTGAGTTCAACGCCAAACGTAAAATCTGTGTGCAGCGTTTGTTCGTTCAGCGCCGTGCGAACCATTGCCCGCACGTAGCCGTTAACCTTGGTGACGGTGATACGGGCATGAGTGGCGCCATAGTCATTGATGAACTTTTGCCACAATGAGGGGGATACCTCACCTAGCTCAGTGTCCTGAAAGAACGCCGCCAGTGTGTTCTCAATGTTGACGTAAAAACTTTCTGTGATGGCTGCGCGCTTGCCCAGCTTGTACGTGGTATACCAGTCATGCCAGTATTTAACCAACGTGGTTGCACGCTTCCCGAGGTCGGTACCAGTTACGAGGTCAGCCTCTAACTTGGTGGCCTCTGCTGATGCTTCCGTTTTAGTGCGGAAACCTCCTTTTGTTTTGGCGTGGCGCACGCCGTCATTGTCGCGCCAGCTGACACGGTACCGCCACAGCCCATTGCGTTTCTGATAACTTGCCATTATTAATTCCTCCCATTTTCCGTGTGATTGCTGTAAAATGGGGTATGCAAAGAGCGTGCGCCCAAAGCGTACCTTTTCTTTTAAGCTCATCCCAGGTCTGCCAGGACTATTCGGGGATGAGCTTTTTTTGTTGTTCGGTGTCGCCGCTAAGACGATCTTTAATATTCCATTATTCGTCGTACCTTTGTATTTGTATGCCGTTGGTTAGGTCAAAGTAATAGTCACCGTGCCAGAACGTGAGTCCCTTCTTGGTACGCCACATCTCAATTGCGTCAAGGAGGTATTCGGGTGTTACCTCCAACTCTTCGGCAACCTCTTGAGGACTGCACGCGCCAGCCTGCCAAGCGTCTACAAGGGCATTTAAGGAAACCAATTGTTGCATTCCCCAGACGCGTGCTTTGTTTTCCTGCTGAGTATCGCTGTTGCTGTCCTCATGAACAATGTTGCCGACGGTAAACTTTTCGTGGCCGATTTCTTCAGCAAGATTCTGGTTAAGTTCAGCTTTGGACTTACGCCCATTGAGATAGATTATGCGTCCGTGAGTCAGCCCGCCGAGTTCGCTGGGCATATCGAGTTTAACCTTAATCTGGTACTGATCGTTGTTCGCTAACAGTTGTTCCTGAACGTCCAAGGACGTCACTCCTTTTTCTCTTCCTGAAGAAGTTTGGCTATATAATCATCAACACGTTCCTGCTGTTCATCGTTGAGGTTACGATTCTCCAAGTGAGCTGCAAGCAGTTCCGGATCCTCATAATCATGAACAGGGGAGGTGGCAGGCGAGTTTTGCTCATCCAGTTGATGTTGAGCGTAGTTAAGAACTTTATGCTGCCGGTCTGGCAAGAGGACACGGGATACTTTAGAAATCTGATCAACGGTGTCAGCCTTCAAACCCATCAACACAGCGGGTTCAACGTCTAATGCCTCAGCAATCTTAGCGACAATTTCAATTGGTACTTTTTCTATGTCGCCTTTTTCGTAACGGAACATTGTTGAACGTGATACGCCAATCTTTTCAGCCAACGCGTCAGCACTGATGTGGCGTTCTTTTCTTAATTGCTTAATAGTTTCGCCGATATTCATTAAGTGCACCTCATTTCATACCCTAAGTATATAACGCAGTCGCAAAATTGCAACAATAAAAGTCGCAATTTTGCGATTTTTATATTGACATTCAATCCTGGTGAAATTATGATGGGTTCATGGAAGTCGCATTAATGCGACAAGAAAGGAGCGATTCAATGCTAGACGTGAAAGTTGACCAGCTTAAAGAAACAATGAGTAAGCGACACATTACTGGTGATGCCATTGCATCAGCAATTGGAATTAACCGTAGCACGTTTTATCGCAAACTTAACGAAGGTGGCACGCGTTTCACGGCTGAAGAAATTTTTCGGATGAAGGATTACATTCCGTTGAGTGATGCTGAAGTCATTCAAATTTTTTTACAGCCAAAGTCGCATAAACGCGACAAGGAGCCACAACCTGCATAGCGCACACAACGGAAGGAGGTGGGGATAATTGCTCAACAAAGACGAAGAAAAACGCCTCGATGAAAAAATCGACGCGTCAAACAAGAAGATATTTGAAGACTACCTAACGCCAATATTCGTGAGCGTTATCACTGCAATGCTGGTTTCAATTCTAATGATGCTATCCTGGCCGCTTAACTAGAACAGGTGCGCTACTGCATTGGTAAGCAGAGTGGTGATGAATGACACGGCAATGGGAATCAAAAAGCTACGGAACCAAAAGCGCCTATTGTCTTCCTTCCGTTTATCAAAGTAGTGCAGTCCCTCATCGGTAAGCCGAACAATCCAGAGATTTTTGCTAGTTCCTTCATAATTGGCAAGCTTGGTGAAACCTGAAACTAGCTTTTGCCCCTTCAGGTCGTTTAGCCAGTAGGTGTAATTGTGATCGAAGTATTTTGACAAGTCTCGTTCAAGTGGGTTCGCCTCTGATGTTTGGGGGCAAGCAAGAATTAGCTTCAGCATTGATTGGTAGTTTTTCATTAGTCACGCCATCCTTTCGCTGTAATTATACAGCGGGGGAGGCAGCTGACATAGCACACACAACGGAAGGAGGTGACGGGGATGCAAACAGTTCGTCTGATGTATTACAAGGCGCCACGTTTTGTTGAAACACATACGCAAAAAAGGTGTGTTGGTGTGGACAAGGTGCCAATTACAGCTGACAACAATCCCAGTGCAGAAGGAATGCTTCCGAGCACGTATGAAAAAGAGGCCATCTTTAAACAATGGCCTCAAGCAAAAGGAAATCTATTCATGATTTGGCAGGGACAAGAATTTCGGCTTGATTAAATTCCCAACGCTCTTGAAACAAGCGATCCGATTGATAAAGAAATAATTAGTTTTGCGAAGGCCATGACGGTCGGGATGAGTGCTGAAGAGATACATCTGAAACCCACAGCGTGTTGTTAGACCTAGTGAGCGCAATAGACGGGTTGTACAAGGAACAACGTACTGAAGAAGGTGAACAAGATGGAACTGACGATTGAAGAGAAAGCCCAGAAGTGGGACCAGCTAATGGCTGTGTTTGGCCCGGTAATTACTGCAATGACCGGAGCACAGCAACCAGCCCAGGAACGTCCGCAGACGATGAATCTCACTGAAGCGCAACGCTTCTATGGCAAGTCTTATGAATGGTTCGTTGGACGTGCTGGCACACGCACGCGCAAAGGACGTGAAGGCTTCTTGAATCATTACCGGCAGGAGCTTGAAAACTGGGCGGTTGGGTACCCTGCTGAAGGCCAGACCGGCTACATGATTTACGCCGAGCATTTCTCTGAGTTCATGGAAAAGCACGGCACAGAACGCTACTAGGAGGTGGCAACATGTTTCAACTGATTATGACGCACCGGCCGACGGTGGCATTAGTGTTGGTCGCATTCGTCGCAGGTATGGCACTATCCGACATTCTCAGCAATGGGTTCGCCGGATTCATGAAGCACATTGGATTAGAGAAATAGAGGGGATGCACATTGAATGAAGTAGCACTGTCAGACAACCTGACAACCTTAACCACCGAGATTAAGACATACCAGAACGTGGCCGGTTCAGCAATTTTTGAGATTGGTCGCCGTCTGATTCACGTAAAGGAGCACGACCTAGCTCACGGTGAGTTTGGCACGTTCCTGAAGACCGTTGGAATGGAGCGTCGCGAAGCACAACGTTTCATGAAGGTGGCTCGCGAATTACCAAATACGACAACGTTGGCGCATTTAAGTAACCAAGCGTTGTATCTCATCGCCAGCATCCCTGAAGAAGAACGCGACAGGCCCCAAGAATTGTCTAACGGGGATGTCAAGAAACCGAAGGACATGACGGTTCGCGAACTGCAAGAAACCAAGAAAAAACTGAAACAACGCGAGAAAGAAATTAGCAATCTGTTTGCAGAGAACGAGGCCCTGAAGAATCAGGAGCCTGAACGCGTTGAAATTCCGGTTGAGGTTGAACCAGCTGATTACAAGAAGACCAAGCAAGACAAGGACTTTCTGTATAAGGCGAACAAGCGTCAGAAGGAACAGATTGATGAGTTGGAGCAGAAGCTTCAGCAGTATCAAGAAGGCTCCGAGCAGTTCAAGAAGATTCAGCAGCAGATTACTGAAGCCCAAAGCAAAAAGCAGTCTATCATTCGTCAAGCGGCGGCAGTCGGGAATATTTACGACTGGAAGGGCAAGCTTGACGAAGTAATAGATCAGGCATCGCCAATGCTATATAAGGCCGACATTGAGGAACTTGACGCCGATGATCCTGCATTTAAGACAATCAAGCACGCGTATGACCACCTTGCAACGCTGACGTCTGAACTGGGGCAAGTGCTTAACGCAGTGGAAGGAGGAATGATTATTAATGGCTGACAACGAAGTGGTTACTATTCACCCCGGTGGCGGGGTGACTAAGGCGCTGGGCAAGCAGGTTGACCAGCTCAGTCGAAAGTTTGGTGAGCTGATGCAGCGGATGGATGACATTGAGAATACCGCACCAATTCGACAGTATCAGGATCATCTGTTAGAGCAGTCGCGACGCAAACGAGTAGTTAAACTGCTGGGTGGCAAGGAGTCCAAAGCGTATGCTGACACCGCCGTTCGTGCTTCAGCGTTCCGTTCCATCATGATTGAGTACCGGCGCAAGTTCGGCGTTGCAGCATACCAGGACACCCCAAAAAAGGAGTTCGACCGGGCGCAGCACTTCTACGCTAACTGGGAACCAGATTTTGAACTATACGAACGCATTCAAAGCGCAAACGAGTAGGATGAACAACATGGCTAGGATTGATGAGCTTGCTGAAAAAAGCTATCTTCAGGGCTTTACAGCGGGGCGATTAAGAGAAATCAGCGCGGTAGAAGACATTATAAGTCACGTGCGTGATCCGTATGTGATGGCAGTCTTACTCGGCGAGGATAAGGCAGCTGAAGGGAAGGCCGGAATTGAAGCTTTGTCTAAGTTCCGTGAAGCATTGACTAAGGAGCGTGAAAAAATTGAGCAGCAAGTTTAGCCCACAGGAAATTCAGTTTGACGTTACGACCGCTTACGCATGGGCTGCACGCGAATCCGTTAAAGATTACTTACACCGGCGGGGCATCGCGGGCACGGTCGCAGTTGAGCAGGAATACGCGGACGATGAGGAGTGCATTCTCACCGTGCGCCTGCTGAACACGAAGACCATGCGTGATGAACTTCAGAACGAAATTTCAGAACACTTTGATTTCATTGCGTGAAAAACTGCACAAAAAAAGTCATTGGCGAGGGGCCAACGACTCTGATTGCTTACGGATAAGGTAATCGTAGTCTCTAACCCGTAATTCGTCAACGGCTATTTTTTAGGCCTCAAATGAGGTTTTGGGTGCTTGTTATAGGTAATAAGATTCTGACGTTACTGGTGAAGAGAGGTAGCAAAGATGAAGTATGTTCGTGAGAAGCGGGTTGTTGTGGGAGATGGCTATCAGGAAATAGACATATTCACACGTGACACTGCTCAGGATGAACCGATTCGTAGAGGCAAGCGGAAACGTAAGCAGAAGGTTACCGAACCGAAGCAGGCTAATTTAAACGAAAAGAATAGCAAGCGATACCTGGTGCAATTAGCAAACGGGAACTTTCATGAGGGCGACCTGTTTGTGACCCTCACATACAATGATGACCACCTTCCAAGCACGATTGAGGAAGCCGAGCACCACGTAACCTTGTTCATTCGGCGAGTGAAGGCTAAACGTAAGAAGCTAGGTCTACCAGACCTCAAATATATCCTGGTTACCGAATATCAGTTAAACGAAGATGGAACGATTCGGATTCGTCCACATCATCACTTGCTGATGAATGGCATGGATCGGGACACACTCGAAGGTCTCTGGAAGGAAAAACGACAAAAGTTAGGCAAGCCGGATGCACAACGCATTGATCCCGATTTAGACAAGGAACACAACAAAATTGAGGGACTAGCACGGTACATGGTTAAGGCACCAAAGGGTAAAAAGCGTTGGAGTTCATCACGTAATCTTCAGCGCCCAGTTGAGACTAAGAATGACCACAAGTACAGCAAGAAGAAGGTACGCGAAGCTGCTGAAGACCCAGCCAAGGGTTATGTGATGTTTGAAAAGGAATACGGCGATGAGTGGGAGATTGTGGCACCCATCCAGTATGTAATGAACGAACTCACTGGCGAGTGGGGCGCATACCTCAAAATGTGGAAAAAGAAAGAGTGCATAAGGAGTTAGACATGGAAAAGACGATTTACTACAAGGCAGTCATGGAGACCGGCCAGAAGTTCGAAGGGCTTGCACTGCACACCAACATAGCTGATGGGGCACTGCTCATTGATCGCATTGATGGGCGCGAGTTGAAGCTGCTGTTAACCAAGGTGAAAGACTTGAAATTAGAACCGAGGTGGGCGAAGTGATTAAGCCAAAGCACACAGCCAAGGCACGGGCGCCGAAGCGGGCACACATGCTGAAGTACTGGGAACCAGACACGCAGGCCTTTTACAGCGACACTCAGCAGGTAATGGTGCAGTATCTGGGCACAGGCAGTTGGAAGCAAATTTATTACGGCAACGGCACCAACGCGGTGCGGTATTCAGGAAGGATGGATGACGATGCACGAGTTTTTAATTGACCTAGGGGTTAGGATTCGTCAAGCACGTGAGCACGCGCACATGACACAGGATGAACTTGCTGAAGCAATGGGCGTCACGTCTCAACGGGTGATTATGTGGGAACACGGGCGTACTCGCTTGCACATTGACCAGGTTGCACGCATAGCACAAGCAACGGACCGCGCCATGTGGTTACTGGTGCCAGACTGGGATGGGAGTGAAGACTAATGGCAAAACATGAAATTGACGTAGACAAGCTGCTGAAAGTTGCCAACTCCTATGATACTGTTGGCGAAATGTTGGAGCAGCTCAGCAATAGTGACCGCGCAATTGTCTCTACTTTTCTTCAGCGTTTGAGCGACACTAACACAAAGTTTGAAGTTCAGTTGTGCTCTAGGTCTGAACAAAAAATTGTGAGTCTTATGAGTCAGGGCATGTGTTTAAAGCACCAACTGGAAGAGCTTAAAGAGCAGCATACCGATTACACAGAAAAAGCTCGTCAATTGGCTTCAAAAGGAGACTTTGAGCAGGCATCGCTGGTGGAGATTCAGGCAAGTCAAAACATCATGCTCCAAAAAACACTGACGGCACAGGTGGAACTGCTCAACCGCCGCATTACGGAGGTGCGAAACAATGACTGATTCACAAGTAGAGGCAGAACGTGAATGGACGCTGAAACATCCCGTGCGCTCACGTCTTCAGCAGGTTCAGGAAGAGCTGCGCATACATGAAAGCAAGACTGAACGTCTAGGCAAGTTCATCACGGCGGAGCATCGAAAAGATATTCCGTTGCGTGAATATATAGCGATGGCTGATCAGTATCAGGGCATGTTGCGGATGCGAGACGCTTTACGTGTGCGCGTCAAGCTCATGACGGAAAGGGCAAAGGCGGAAGATGAAAAAATCGGATAAGCGCTTTTACTTGATTGCTATTGGCCTCAATCTAATCGCGAGTATCACATGGGCACTTTCTCTCGGAATGGATTTAGCGATTGGCGCGGAAACCAAACAAATTGTGTGGGACGTTATTGGGATTGTTCTGGGCGTTGTATTGATATTGGCGCTGAGTACCTTTTCCCTGGGAATAGGTGACCGACATGAGTGAACAAACAATTGAGCAGGAACCACATGATTTCTGGTGGGGCACACCGGTGCAGGTCAAGGAACCAGGAACGATTGGCGACAAGCATCACAAGCTTCAAATGGGCATCGCCATCAAGTTCATCGGTAAGCAGGCCGGATGGGGCGGACGTGGCCGTGGTTCATCACTAGTCCGTGTCTGGTTCGCTGACACCAATAAGGTTCAGGATGTATTCCTTGCTAACATCCGCAAGTATCCTATCAAACGCAGAGCATAAAAAAAGCGCGCCAGCACTGGCACGCATGGGTAATAGTTCGATAACTAATTATACCATGCGAGGGGTGTGAAGGCGTTGCTGAAGAACGAAACAATTGAGCGATTAGCCACGTATCAGACGCTAACCGTAGAATCCCACAAGCTTGCTAATTGCCTGCACGTTAAGGATGCAGACGCAATGGCGGACTTGCTGACCGAATTAATGACGCACCGACTGAAAGACTATGATGATGACCAGGTGACACAGGCGATTGCTAGCGATGACATGGCGTTTAGTTTCAAAATAATTTATTCGCGCCGTGACATGTTGCGCAAGCACTTCCGAGAGAAGAAGCGGAAACTTCAAGCACAGCGCCAACTGGAATCTTCAGGATACGTTGACACGATTCGACTTGAGTCGGGGACACGGACGCCTGACGATGTTGACCAGGCTGTTGAGATGATTCCGCATCTGTTTGCCAGCAAGAAGACCCAAGAATTCACACGCCTAGTATTGGAGCACGGCAAGGCGCACACGATGAAGCTGATGGGCCTGACTGATAAACAGTTCCGCACGAAGCTGGTGGCAGCAGAAAAATATTGCACACGTCACCGCGAGAAGATTTGGGGACTGATTCAAACGCGTAAGGATGAAGAACTCATGAGTGAGATGAATTGCTTGATTGAGCTTGACCACTTGCTGGCACAGAAGTCATACACAGATGTTTCAACGCAGATTTGGATTGACCAGTATCGTAACTATGCTGAAGATTTGGTTGGCGAACTGCCTGGTATCAGTAACCAGAGTATGTTGCTCAACGACTTTCCGCACGCACCGCTGCATGATCGTTATCGTTTGGTTAATGAGGTGGCTGACCGGCTGACGTCGATTGAACACCGCATAGTGAGGATGTGAGAATATGCCAAGAGTTCATGAGTGTGGTATTACCAACTGTCACAAGGTTATTCCAATGGGACAGCGCTATTGCAGGCAGCACTGGGAAGTTATGCGGCAAAGGCATCCAGTACCTGACACACCGCTTAGCCGGTCACTTGCGGCAGCCACTAAGGCACTGAGGTCAGCCGCCAATCAGAAGTACAATGCTACTGGCCGAGACCAGGAAGCCAACGCCTTCTATCACAGCAAGCAGTGGCGACCAGTCAGAGACCACGTGTACAGTCGCGACATGGCTACGTGTCAGGCCTGTGGTGAGGTTGTGAAAGACCGCAAACTAGTTGACCACATCATACCGCGAAGGCTATGCACGTGGACGCAGGCGCTTGACCCGAGCAACCTATGGACGTTGTGCTATCGGTGCCATACCATCAAGACTGAGCTAGAACAGCACATAGCTGCTCAGCCCAACGGTGATACTAAGCTGATGCACCTGAGCTGTGAGTGGTGGGCGAAGGTGATACGCGAGCGAATACACACAAAATAATGAACAGCCTGGGGAAACCTGGGCTGTTTTTGTGTTTTCGTTCAGAAATTCCGGCGCGATTGACGTTAGAGATGTGTAAAAGTGAATTACTTTTGAACAACGAAATTGAACCCCCGCCCCATACAAACGCCGGAAGAGCGCCATAACAATGGAGCCTTCTTGCGAAAAAATTCCGTAAAGTCGGAAAGTTTGGGGGAGGGGGGCCTCAGAAAGGATGACGCAAAATGATGGGACGACCACGCAAGCTGACGCTCGATGAAGACGCCCGGCCGGAGCAACGTGAACTGACGAAGAAAATGGTTGAAAAGCAAAAAGACCAGGGCAAGCTACCATTGAGGCCACCAACCTACTTGAAGGGTTTTGCCCGCAAGGCTTGGAAGACAATTGTACCGATGCTGAACGAGACGGCAATTGTTTCAGCGGCCGACGTGTACACGGTGCGCCTGCTGTGTGAGCAATTAGAAATGGAACAAAAGGCGTATCTGGAAATTCAGGAGAATGGGATTCAGACGAAAATCTTCAAGACCGTGGTGACACCGCTTGGTGAGGTCAAAGGCAAGGACTTTGTTGGCTACCGGCGCAATCCGTCGACATTAATTTTGAGTGACGCCACTGCAAAGATAAAAATGCAGTGTGACGCCTTGGGACTCACCCCACAGAGTCGCGCCAAGATGCTCGACCTACTGAAACCCGATGATGGTGCTGAGGAAACGGTGGCTGACCTGATTGACAATGCTACTAAGGGGGATGATTTCTAGTGCGGGAATATGACCTATCACAAAAGAATGTTACCGTGCTGGGTGCGTATCAGGAACAACGAGATGCGGGAGCATACACGGAAATTTTCACCAAGTACCGCGACCCCGGAACAAGATACGCGTTTGCAGTGTTGGAAGGTCAGGTGATTGCGGATGAGGACATTAAGCTTCAGGCGTTCCGTCACCTACAAGACCTGTTGCGCCAAGGGCGTGAAGACTTCCCTTACCGGTATGACCTGAAGAAGGTGCGCGCGGTGCTTGGTTTTGCGTCAATCTGTCCCGACGTCGATACAGGCAAGCCATTACCGCTTATGCTGTGGCAAAAAGCAATATTTGCATGGAGCCAAGGCTGGCGAAACCTCAGCGATGAACGACGATTTCATCGCGTGCTTTTTTCAGTCGCGCGGACAAACGGGAAGACGTACGAAACCAATATTCTGCTGGCGTATGACTACCTGATTGAATCAGACGGCTTGTACAACCAAGACCTCGGATACATTGCTCCCGTCACGAAGCAAGCAAAAAAAGGATTTCGATACATCAAGTTGACGTTCATAAAGCTTGCTGAGTTGGGGCCGTTCCGGACGATGTTTGAACGGCAAGCAATTAAGCCACTGGATGACGTGGTACGGTCGAACAAGAGTCAGAACCAACTGGTACGCCTTTCACATGATTCAGGGCAGCTCGATAGCTATCACTTTCGCCTGATTGTTTCTGATGAAGCCGGGGATGACAAGCGAATGGGGAAGATTCGCGAGAACAACGGTAAAGCCACATCTGGTCAGGTTCAGGTGCGTGATAGTCAATTTTGGCAGATTTCAACGGCGTACCCAGATAGCAATAGCCCACTTTACGGTGATGAAAAGATGGTGCATGAAGCAATGCTGCACGACGATGACCGCGCACTGGATGACTATTTAATGATCCTGTATCAGCAGGACGACCCCAAAGAAGTTAACTCGCCAGACTCATGGGAAAAAAGTAACCCCATTCTTGGACTTGAAAGCAAGCATGACAGTATGCTGGCAAGTCTAATTGCTGAACGTGACACCAAACTGAGCGATGGCACAATTGCGGAGTTCCAGAACAAGAACCTCAATATCTGGTTGCAGGTAAAGGTGAACAATTACGTTGACCTTGAAGACATTAACCATGCGATTGTGCAGGCGCCACCGTTAGATATTAGGGGACAGTCGGTATACATCGGTTGGGATTTATCCCATTTCAGCGATGACACCGCTGTTGCACTGGTGTTCCCATATCTGGGGGATGACGGTATGCCGAACTATTACGTTTATCAGCACAGCTTTGTGCCGACCGCACGCGCCCAGGGTAACGTCATGATTAAGTCTAAGCAAGATGGCATCAATTATCAGGCCGCGGAAACTAAAGGCTTTGCCAGTATCGCCTCAAACCGCTGGGGGATGATTAATGATGAGCAAGTTTACACCTGGTTAATGGATTTTGTCGAAGCTAACGAGCTTAAAGTTGAATATTTCTGCTATGACGCTTGGGAAACCTCAGACATTATTCTTAAGCTGGATAAATTGACTGATTGGTTAATGCTGCCGATTCGCCAAGGTACGCGGACGCTCGACCACCCAACCGGAAAGTTCCGTGAACTGTTAGTGCAGCATCGTATTCAGTACGTCGATGATCCCATCATCCAGTACAGCTTACGCAATGCCATTTTGGTACGGGACAACAACGGTATTAAGGTCGATAAAGACAAGGCGACAAGCAAAATTGACTTTGTGGACGCGACAATTAACGCATTTTCCCGCGCAATCTATCATTTCAGCGATGTGGCGCCAGATGATGGCCTTAAAGATGCCAAGGGACCGTTCGCAGGGATGAGTAACGACCAGATTAACGATTATTTCAAACAAGATTTCGGATTTTAGCGAAAATTCCGGCTCTAATGACGTTAGTGATGTGAGAACTCACGAAAGGGGGAAAATTAAGTGCAAAACAGATTAAGTGCGTTCCTAACCGGCATTTTTGCTAACGCCGGAATGATTCTGTTTCTGGCGGGAGCGGCGTCGCTCGTATACGCGGGTTTTATTGCCTCACGTACTTTGGGATACGCCGCTTTGGGGCTTGCGCTGATTGTGGTGGCTTACATTGTGACCCCAGAAATGGGGGCTAAGCGATGATTAACCCATTTCAGAAATTCAACACGCGAAGTCGGGTGTTACCGAGCGGTGGCGAGCCGTTTATCATCTCGAACGGAGTGATTACACCGAATCACATGGTTGACGCAACGTTTGCGTTACGAAACTCGGACGTGTTCGCGGTGGTTAATCTCATCGCTTCCGATGTGGCGGGTGCTCGTCGCTCGATTGCGCAGCCTTTTGACCAGGTAGTTGAGCAGCCAAACAATTTGATTAGTGGATTTAATTTTTGGCAATCGGTGGTGGCTCAAATGCTGTTGGCAGGTAATGCTTATGCAATCATCACAGCACGCAAACAAGGTGTACCCACGCGAATTGAATTAGCAGCAGTGTCTCAGGTAACAGTAACGCTAACTGATTATGCAAAAGATTTAACCTACGACGTCAATTGGACTGATGAACGTGGCATTAAACGTTACAAGTCGAAGGACGTACTGCACTTCAGACTGCTGGCCAGTGGACAAGACGACCAGCAACTAATTGGTATTAGTCCGTTGCAGTCACTCAATGGGCCATTAAACATGCAACAGTTCAGTAATGACCTGACGCTGGCGACACTAAAGCACGCAATTAACCCATCTGTCACTCTTACCGTGCCACAAGGTGAACTTGATAAGGACGCCAAAGAGAATATTCGAACCGCGTTTGAAGAGCAGACTAGCGGGGAGAACGCTGGGCGGGCAATCGTATTAGACCAAGGCCTATCAATGAGCACAATTCAGATTAATTCTGATGTGGCAAAGTTTCTCAACACAATGGACTTTGGACGTACCGCAATCGCCGAAGCGTTCGGCGTGCCGGATAGTTACCTGAACGGTCAAGGTGACCAGCAGTCAAGCCTGAACATGGTGAAAAGCCTTTACGCTAACGCGCTACGACGTTACGTTAAGCCGATTGAGTCAGAAGTTCAGGCTAAGTTCGGTGTTCCGTTCAACATTGACGAAAGTAGTTCAGTTGATGCAACGAATGCCGATTTTGTGGAAATGGTGACAAAGCTCGCAGGCGTTGGCACTAAAGGCGCGACGCCAATTATTTCGGCACAAGAAGCACATCAAATGCTGATGAATAGGGGGATATTGTGATGGACAATTCAAAGATTAACGTGCGGACGATTCCCACAGGGGTGCACATCCGCGATGCAACTAGCGATGAAGGCGAGACACCGGGGATGCAGATTGAAGGCTATGCCGCTCTTTTCGGGGAAGCATCGCGACCGATGCCATTTTATGAAGTAATTGAACCCGGTGCCTTAGATGGTATAGATCTTAGCGACGTGCAGCTGCTATTCGGACATGACTTTAACAACATTTTGGCGCGAGCAGACTCTGGAACGTTGACCGTGAAGGTTGATGACAAGGGTCTGTTTTTCGTTGCTACGCTGCCCGACACTCAGCTGGGACGTGACACTTACACGAACATTAAGAATGGGAATGTTAAGGGATGTTCATTCCGATACACTGACGCCGATGGTGGTGTTGGCTGGGGCGAGGATGATGACGGCAACACAGTCCGCCACGTCTATCAGATTGCTGATGTGTTCGAACTGAGTCTTACCAGCCTGCCGTCATACGATGAAACCTCTGTGGCGGTGAAACGATCCTATGACGATTACCTGAAGGGAGAAAAAGACGTGAAGGACGACCAGACTGAAGAAAAGAATACGGATGACGCTCAGTCAACCGGTTCTGATTCAGAAACCGATAAGAACAAGAAAAAGGATGAACAAGCATCAGCTGAAGACGACTCAGCTGCTAGTGAAGATGAATCGCAGCAGTCAAACGACAACGGCGACGACACACAGCAAGTCGATGACGGCGATGCAACTGATGACACGGAAGAAACCGGCGAGGACGTCCCGCTGGACCAAAAGAAGGGAGAAAAGAAGAAAATGAGCAAGAACTTGACCGAAAACGCCGCTGCCAATGCGGAAGTGCGGAGCTTTGAACAGTACGTTAAGTCTCACGGCCATGCGCGTGATGGCGTTCGGATGATTGATAACGAGGCCGTGATTCCAAAGCAGATCATGACCGCTGTCGAAGAGGCGCCAGACCCCAACGACCTGTATCAGCATGTTAACCGCAAGATTGTTAACACGCCATCTGGTACGCTACCTGTGATTCCACGGGCTGGTGCGGGTCTGACCACCAAGGAAGAACTCGCTGAAAACCCAGAACTGGCATTTCAGTACAAGAGTGTTGACTACAAGGTGATTAGCCGTGCAGGGGTGCTGCCAATCAGTCAGGAAATGATTGATGACGACCCTAACAGCATTGCCTCAACCGTAAGTGAGTTCATTAACCAGTCAACACGACTGACGGAACAGCGCCTGATCGGTGCTGCACTTCTAAAGTTCAAGCGTAATAAGACAATTGCCTCCGCTGATGACCTGAAGACTGCCGTCAACGTTGACATTAAGGCCGGTTACAAGACCGCATTCGTTCTTTCACAGTCCGCGTACAACATTGTTGACCTTTGGAAAGACAACGAAGGCCGGTACCTGCTTCAGCCATCCATCACTTCCGCAAGCGGCCAGACGCTGCTTGGTAAGCCGGTGTACTTTGTCGAAGATGAAATTCTTCAGGCTGGTACTACCGACACACCTGACACGGCCATTCGTGGCTGGGTTGGTGACCTGAAGGCTGGTGTGCTTGATGCGGTACGCAAGGAGACCACCGTTAAGTGGACCGACAACGACATTTGGGGTGAAAAGCTCAGTGCTTATCTTCGCAGTGATGTGGTGGTTGCGATTGACGAAGCTGGTGAACTTTTGAATTTCTCCCCAAAAGCGTAACGCCTGACACTGGCGCTGGTGATACCACCGGGGCTGATGATTCAGGCGAGACTACGCCACCTGCTGCAACTACCGCAACGGGGATTGTATTGAGTCAGAAGACTGCCACGGGCGCGGCAGGTACGGTTAAGACCGTCACCGTTACAACTGACCCAGCTGATGCAACGGACGCCTCAGCAGTCATTTCTGCCGTTACAGCGGCAAGTGACAATGAAGCAGTTGCTACGGTTGCACCACACGATGGGGGTGGCTTTGACGTCACGTTTGTCGCACCTGCCACTGATGGTGACGGTAAGGCAAACATCACGTTTACTAGTGGCAGCTTGACTGCCACGCTTGCAGTAACTGTGACGGCAGCAACTGCCGGGTAGCTAACAATTTAATCGCCTAGAAATGGACAATACCCGAGTCTGGGGGCGGTTGGAAGGAGGCCACTATGGCAATTGGCGCGCAAACAATGCTGGATGAGCTTAATCTCGACGATGACCAAGAGGCAATTGTAACTGACCTGATTGCGATGGCCGAGGTTACTATTCAGCGGTCAGTTAACCGACACGTGGAGCTGTCGAAGCTTTATACTGATCCGATTTTTTCACGTGCAGTGAAGACCTTGGTCACCCAGCTATATTTTGACCGTTCGCTTGAGGCTGGACTGAGCAAGGGAGTCCTGATGATGATTAATCAGTTGAAAGGTACTGATTTTGGGGGTGAGACTAGTGGCGAAACTACTAACGCCAGCGCAGATGACGCAGAAGGCTAAGTTTGGCTCATTGGTTAGTCTCGAAAATGCTCAGGGTGTGAACGTGCCGACCTTCAAGCCGGAGGTAACGCTGCATTTCGCCGCAATCAAGCGGAGCATGGCACAAAACTACCTGCTGACCGGTACCGATTTGGAACATACCCGCGTGATTGCAGTTAGACACAACGCCAAGATTAATGAAACGCAGCACGTTTATATTGATGGCGTTGACTACGATGTGGTAACCGTGTCGCCAGATGACGACACCGGTACTCTAATTCGATACGATTATGTGACATTACGGCAGTCTAAGGGGATGAAATCCGGTGCAATTGGATGAAGCTCTGGAACAGTGGCTGAAGGAGACCGAAAAAGCCGTTAAGCTGTCGGTCGCCGAACGAACAGTGATTACACAGGCGGGTGCCAAGGTGTTTCAGGCAAAGCTAGCTGAAGTGACACGTGCAAAGCATTACAACGACGATAACGGTGGGCAAACACATCTGGCGGAAAGCGTGATGAGCGCGCCAACCGATGTTGACGGCAACAAAGACGGCACATCAACCGTCTATTTCGGCAACAAGAAGGCGTATATCGCACGGTTTCTGAACGACGGTACAATTTACCGAAGCGGGGACCATTTCGTTGATAACGCGCGGCGTGAAGCCACAGCGGCCGCTCTTACCGCCGAGCACGCTGCATATTCGGCAATCATGAAAGCGAAGTGATTGAATGGTTGAACTTAATCCAGTTAAAGCAGCTAAGACGATGCTAACCGATGCTGACATTCAGCAATTAGATAGCATCTTCAGCAATAACGTGCCAAAAGAAAATGTGAACGACGTTGAACACACAACGGTTCGTATTTCTGAGGCGCGCAATGAGCCGGTGGAGTTCGGTAACAACAAATTCCACGCACTTGACCAGTCGGTTGAGTGTCAGATTTTTTGGGCAATTACCTTGAATGAGGACGTTGTTCCTGTCGAACTGACCGTCATGCGACTGTTTGAGCAAGCTGGGTGGACTATTCGCCGAGCTGAACCGCACACGATTGACCCCGACACGGGACAATTAACGAAAACATTTTATTTTGACAGATACATTCAGTTAAAGGAGGACTAACACATGGGTGTTGTTGGTTTAAGCATGGTACGGTTGGCGCTTGTTGACCCTACCACGCAGCAGATTATTGCCGGGGATGACGGACTGTCTGAAACCGGTATTTACGAGGTCGATTACAAAGACCAAGGTTCTACCACCGCGAACATTACCGGACTCGAAGGCTCAACAACGAAGATTTACGGTAACGACACGACGCAGGATACTTCAATTGGTGCAGCGGCGCCTTCCGTTGCATGGACCGCGAATAACCTGGCACTTGACGTGCGCAACAAGATTGCCGGACTGGTTTCAGACGGCAAGGGTGGCTGGGCGCCGACGGGAGTCAAGCCTCACGTTGCAATGCTGATTGAAACGCATGCGATTGACCATGTTCATAAGGTCTGGTACGGGTTCGGTAATGGGCAGGTTTCTTACGCAAGTCAGAACATTGGGACTGATAACGACAATCAGACCCGAGAAACCGACGACGCAACATACACCGCGCTTGCTACCAAGGCTATGGACAACCAGACCTACAAGATGTATTCAGACCTTGATGACAAGTTTGATGAGGCGGCGATGTATGCGACTGTTTTTGGCGGGTACAAGCTAGCTACTAAGGATGATTCCGGCGCAGCAAACACGAACACGCCTGCAAGTGATGACACTGCTGCATCAGGAAAGGAGGCGTAACACATGATCATTAAGTACAACGCAGAGGAATACAGCGTGACTGTGACGGCGGGTATGATGCGCGCCATGTTCCACATGCAGCTCACGCTAGCAAAGGCTGGGGACATGAAAGGTCTCAAGCCCGTTCAACAGATTCAGCGTGCAATGGATTTGGTTGACGAAGAAGTTGACCTAATGGGCGAAGTTCTCGGACTCAACACAGCCAAGGACAAGAAGGCACTACTGGCCTTGGAACCTGAAGCGCTGACTGATGCAATTTCATCCGTCATGCAGCAGCTGATGGGGGTTGACGAAGAAACCGCCGAGAAAAGCGAAGAACCTGCCTAAAGTTCCAGCGTGGCAGTTGGTCTTTATTCTCGAAAACAAGCTCGAAGACTTTGACCTAATGGCAAAAAGTTCTTTGACTCAGTTGCATTGGACGGTTGATGATTTCGACAAAACGGATTATTACCGGCTGATGCAGATTCTGGGAGCACGTGAGAAAGAAGACCGGCCGATTGACCCAGGGGCAGAGTTCCTGGCATTACATGGATAACAAAAAAAGGGATAGAAGACATACCAAAGTCTTCTATCCCTTTTTTTATTTGCGCGAAGGGAGATAAGAGACATGAGCGAAAAAATTAGCGCGGAGATGAGCACGGAGGTTGCCCTTGATACTCTGAAGGCGTCCAAGTCAATTAAGGACCTGACCGCAGTTGTGAAGAGTGCCACCAATGCTTGGAAGGCTCAGGAAGCCGTCATGAAGTCCCAGGGTGATTACCTGAAGGCGGCTGAAGCACGGTACAAGGGTTTGGGCACTGCCATTGAAAAGTCGCAGGACAAGATTGACTTGCTGAAGAAGAAACAGCAAGACGTCAACGTGACCACACAAGAAGGCGCAGCAGCCTACTTGCGGTATCAGAAACAGATTGACGACACAACTAAAAAAATGGCGTCGATGCAGGCACAGCAAACACGTGCTAAGCAATCCATCGACCTACAGAAGTCTGGGGTCATTGAACTCAACAAGCAGATTAAGACTGCGGGCGATTACTCGCGGTCTTACGTTGAACGTCTGACTGCTGAAGGCAAGGCTCAGCAAGCCAACGTTGCCAAGTACCAGGCAATGCGGTCTGAGTACCGTCAGCAGGGTGAGCTGTATCAGAAACAGGTTGGCCTGCTGAAGCAGATTGAAGCACAGTCTGGCAAGACTAGTGCCGAGTATCAGAAGCAGGCCACACGTGTGAACGAACTTGGTGCGAAAATGGCAAGTGCCAAGTCCGAAATGATGAAGATGGCGACCAGCAGTAATGTTACCAGCACCCGCATCGCCAAGATGGGGGATGCTGCTAACAAAGTTGGAAGTGTTGCGAAGTCTGCATTTTCCAAGCTGAAGGGCGGGCTGGTTGCTGTCGGTGCAGCAGCTGCTACTTCTACTGCCATGATCGTTTCTGGGGCAAAGCAGGCCAGCTCACTGCAAGCAAAGTACACTGAAACAACTAACTTGCTGGTTAACGGTGGTGAAAAGCAAGCTGAAGTAACCAAGAATATTGCTCAGATGCAGAAGGATGGGGCCGAGTACTCAATGAAGTACGGGAAGTCTCAGCAGTCAATTGCAGAAGGGTATGAAGACCTGGTTAAGCGTGGGTATTCATCCCAGCAGTCACTTGGTGCTATGGAAACCGAACTGCAAGCATCCGTGGCGTCTGGTGATAAGTTCGCCGATGTTGTTACCGTATCATCACAAGCGCTTGAATCATTTGGCCTCCGGGGCAAGACCACCGCTGAAATGACCAAGAACACGAAGATGGCGGTTAATGAACTCGCCTACGCTGCCGATGCCACTGCTTCAGGATTCAGTGACATGGGTGTGGGGATGAGCTACGTCGGTTCGACGGCTAAACAGTTGAATTATTCACTGGGTAGCACCGCGGCCGCAATGGGTGTGCTATCAAACAACGGTTTGGAAGCCGACAAAGCCGGTACTGGTTTACGTAAGGTGTTGAACTCCCTCACTGATCCCAACACTAAAGCGCTGAAACAGATAGGCTTAACCGCTAAGTCATTTCGTGATGCCAAGGGTAACTTGATCCCTCTAACTGACGCGATGGAACTACTGAACAAGCACACTGCAAAATTGAGTACCGGTGATAAGTCGGTAATTTTCAAAAGCTTGTTCGGGACTACTGGGATGGCAGCAGGTCAGATTTTGGCAAGCCAAGCCGACGAACTCGAAAAAATCACAAAAAAGACTGAAGAGGCCGGTAAGTCTGGTGATTATGTTCAAAAAATGGCGGATAAGAACAACAAGAGTGCCCAGCAGTCAATGGCACGGTTCAAACAGTCTGCCAACAACCTTGAAATTATGATGGCATCGAAGCTGTTGCCTGTGATGAGTGACGCAGCTGACGCGCTCACTAAGGGACTTGCCGACCCGAAGAACCAGAAGATGATGAAGAAGCTCGCTAGCTCGATTGGTGACGCAGCTGAAGGCGTGCTGAACTTTGCCAAGTATGCCATTGCGCACAAGGATGAAGTGAAGACGTTCGCCGAAATTATCGCCGGTATCTGGGCTGTCAACAAGGCCGCAACGTTCATCAAGAGCATTAAGGAAGTCGTTGGGCTACTCGGTGACGCTAAGACCGCCGCAGGTAAGTTCAGCGCCGTCAATTACCTATCAGGTGCGTCTGGCAAAACGGGCGGTCTTGCGGGTGTGGGTCAGTCACTGAAGTCCGCTGGTGGCTTTTCTGGGCTGACTACGGCCGGTAAAGTCGCCTCTGGTATATCTGTGGCCGGTATTGCTTTGGATGCTGGTACGGACATTTATAAGGCGTTCACAAGCAAGAACATGACCAAGAAATTTGAAGCCGCTGGGTCCGCAACTGGTAAAGCGGTGGGCGGTGGCATTGGCCTATTCTTTGGTGGCCCACTTGGTGCAGCCGTTGGTACCAAGATTGGCGGAATCATTGGCAAGTGGGGTGGCAAGGCCGCCAAAGGGTTCACGGACGGTTGGAACAAGGCCGGACGCGGGAAAAAGCCCGAGGGTTGGCTTGAAGGCATCGGTTGGAACGCCCGCAAGATGGGCGACAAGGTTGCTGATTGGTGGAAGTCAATGAGCAAGAAGACCAAGGCAGGTCAGGCGAAGGTTGATAAGGACCAAGCTGCCGCCAATAAACGCAATAAGAAGACCTGGAACTCATTTTGGGATGGTGTTGGCAAAGGCTGGACCAGCTTTTGGAGTACTACCGCCAAGAAGCAGAAAACTGCCCATTCCAGTTCGGAAAAACAGCAAGCCGCGAACAACAAGGCGATGAAAAAGGCCTGGAACTCGTTCTGGGGAGACACCAAGAAGGGATGGAGTTCATTCTGGGGCAAAGTCGGTGATTACGGTCACAGTGGTATGGACTCATTGCATGATTACATGGGCAAAATGTCCGATAAAATCAGCACCGCATGGGGCAAGTTCACGAAGAGCCTGGGTAAAAAGTTCAGTAGCATCTGGGATGGCATCAAGAGTGCCGCCAAGACGGGCATGAACGGTGTGATTGGTGTCATTAACGGTGCCATCAGCGCCATCAATGCTGTGTGGAAGTTCTTCAGTGGTCACAAGGCATTGAGCAAGCTCGACAAACTCGCCACCGGTGGCACGATTACCGCTCAGCAGAAGCTAGTCATGGTGAACGATGATGGCACATCTGACCCCCGCGAACTGATTGTGAAGCATGACGGCACTGTGGGTATGCTGCAAGGCGCGAACGTGCCGGTGATGCTGGAACAGGGCGATACTGTTATCCCATCTGGGCAGACCAAGAGCATCATGCAGGCGTCTGGCATCGAGCACTATGCACAAGGTGGTGTGATTGGTGGGGTGAAGTCATTCCTGGGCGGTGTTTGGGACAAGGCTACCGCCGTTGGCAAGTGGATTGCTCACCCACAGCAAGCAGTTAATGCAATGGTGCAGAAGGCCGTCAGTGGTCAGTCTGGCACCTTCAGCAAGCTTGGTGCGGACGCAATGGAGAAACTTGCCGGGAACATTGCAGATTGGTTCAAGGGCAAGCTGAAGAAGATTGAGAAGGAACTAGATTCCTTCAGCGGATCATACTCAGCCAAGATGATTGAGAAAGCCGCCGACAAGATGAACGTTAAGCTCACCGCGTCTAGTCTGAAGACGATTCAGCATCGAGTGCAGAAAGAGTCTGGTGGGAACGAAAAAATTACACAGCAAATTAGTGATATTAACTCGCGTGCAGGTCACCCTGCTCAGGGTCTGTTGCAATATATCCCATCCACGTTTGCGTCATGGGCAGTCAAGGGACACAAGAACATTCTGAGTGGGTACGACCAACTGCTGGCGATGTTCAATGACTCTAATTGGCTGAAGGACATTAGCGCGCCAGGTGGTTGGGGGCCAACCGGTCACAAGCGATTTGCTAACGGCGGTCTGATTGCTGGTGCAACTAAGGCGCTCATAGGCGAAGACGGCCCCGAGGCAGTAATCCCATTGTCTGCTGCTAAGAGCAGTCGCGCATGGCAGTTGCTGGGGCAGGTTGTTCGCATCATCAACGGAAATGGACAAAATTCCGGCTCTAATGACGTTAGTGATAGCGACGGGACGGCCGACAAGATTGACACACTAATTGAGCTGGTGAAGCAGATGGGTGAGACGCAGGTTAAACTGCTGAAAATCATTGCTGATAAAAGCGCAGTTGTTGACGTGCGCGATTTGACTAAGGCACAGGCCCCGCTCACGGCAACCAAGAACCTAGAACGACAGAAATTATCAGGAAGGGGGTTAGCAATTGAGACCCGTAACTAGCTACGGTGTCACTTTTAACGGCAAGCATTCATCAACGTTCGGCGCGTACGTCGCGGATACGAAGATTGTGGGGATGCCTGCCAAGAACAAGGTGACCGTATTACCGCCCGGCTCGAACCGGGTCATTGATTTGTCTGCCCTGTATGGGCAAACGTATGCTGAGCGAACGCTTCAGATGACGTTTGTCCTGACTGATACTGACACATGGACGAAAGAGGTGATGTACCGTGGATGGACCAAACTAATTAACTGGTTGATGGGACCGGTTGGGAAAGTGCCGCTCATTGATGACATCATGAGCGATTACTACTATCTAGCCGAGGTGCAAGAAGCACCTAGTTTGGCGGAGGCAATGGCGAGCGGTCAGTTAACCGTCACATTCACTTGCTACCCATTCCGAATTAAGCGCACCGCTGAGTTCGATGACATTTGGGATACATTTGATTTTGATGACGACATTGCCCAGATAACCAAGTACGTAATTGGCACTAACGGGCAGGGCACGCTGATCAACACTGGACTTGCTGAGGTGCCACTCACGATTGAGTGCACTAAGGCCTTGACTCTTACCCTGAATGAGGAAGATTACAGCCTTGACCAAGGTAGCAATACTGGCACTGAACTGGTGCTGGTACCCGGTGACAATCAGATAAGCATTAGTGGGGATGCTGGGGCAACCGCGACGTTTGAATGGCATAGGGAGGTGATTTGATGTACCAGGTATTTATTCGCCAGGGCTGGAACGGCGAAGAGACGCTTATTCACAGCGCACATGTTAACGAGTTGAAGTTAATCAGCCCACAAATAACGTATGATGTGACGGCGTTCCCTGCATTCACTTTCAGCATTTACCCTGACAATCCCGGGTACTCAATGCTGAACTATCTAACGACGTTCGTGCGGGTTTACAAGCCCAGCAAGCACCGGAACGTGTTTGAAGGGCGTGTACTGTTGCCAACTGAAACGCTGGATACTTCCGGAGATTTACACAAAGAGGTCACTTGCGAACAGCTTGGGGCTTTTTTGCATGATTCAGTGCAGCCGTTCCAAAAGTTTGCCGGTCAAACGCGTGCCCAGATTCTTCAATCATTGATTACAGCACACAACACGCAGGTGGATAGCTACAAGCAGTTGAAGCTAGGCAATGTGAGCCTGGGCACTGCCAAGGTAGCCGACACTTACACGGACGATTCAGCAACAACTTACGACAACATAAGTACGCTGATTTTAGCAAGCGGCTTTGAGTTGGCGGTTCGCCATGAATCAGACGGTTTGTATGTGGATTGCGCCAAGTCAATCGGTGGTACTGGTATTCAGCAGATACGTCTGAAGGGCAACCTGCTGAGCGCCACACGCTCAATTGACCCGTCCGCACTCATCACGGTGCTGAAGCCACTGGGTCAGGCGGCAGAGTCCGCCGACACGAACACGGATGAAAGCACCGCACGGTTAACGATTGCTTCAGCAAACGGTGGGAGCCCTTATCTGAAGGACGCTGACATGGTTGCCCAATTCGGCACGATTGTTGGCACCAACGAGTGGGATGACGTTACTGATGCCAAGACGTTGCTGACTACGGGGCAAGCATATCTGAAGACGCTGAACACGGCGACGGTTTCAGTGCAGGTGTCAGCTGTTGACGTTTCGGTTCTAGGCGGAGACGTCGATGAGCTACTTTGCGGGTACTCGTATCCGACGAAGGTGCCAGTAATGGGTATTGATGAATCATTGCGCATCACTCAGCAGACACTCGACTTGAACGATGCAACCGCCGGAACAATCACGCTTGGTGATCGAGTTGTTGGGCAGGAAAGCTATAACGCCGTACTGACCAATGCACTCGCAGGTCTGAAAAAGTTCAACAAGCAGTTAATCGCTGACCGTGTGCGGACAACCGCCGCGTTGACCGCTGCTAACAATGCTGTGACCCAGTTGGCCGCATTAAGCAAAAAGGTTGATGCACTTACGACTGCCAGTGATGACGGCGTGCAGTATGACCCGACCGGTTACATTCTGGACGTCTCGAAGTATCAGGCTGACATAAACTGGCCGACGCTGGTGAGCGCAGGCCTGGCGATAGCAGTCATTCGGATTCAGGACGGGTCAAGCGTTGCTGATACGTATTACAAGACCAACATTCAAGGTGCGATTGATGCCGGTGCCAATTATGGTGTCTACGCATTTTTCCGTGCAGTGTCTGAAACGGATGCTGAAACGGAGGCGGGTGACTTCTATACGCGGGTGCAGTCCGTTGTTGGGAGTCAGCGCCAGCCACGGCTATGGATGATTGATGTTGAGACCAACCCAGTGACTGAAGGGACGCTGAAGGCGGCACTGACGTCCTACATGGACCAACTCAATGTATTAGGAGTTCCGGATTCGCGAATTGTTGTGTACGTTTCGACGTCGCTGTATTCGTCAATTAACACGATACGGCCCGCCGCATTATGGGTACCTCGTTACGGCACCAATGATGGCACAGTGAGTGGCTCGACCAAACCAGATGTTGCTTACGACCTATGGCAATACACATCTGTTGGTACCGTTCCTGGCATTAGCGGGGATGTTGATATGAGCACCGACCCAAGTACGAAGTTCAAGGTATTCCTCACGAAAGGATAGGGGGTGAAAATTTGGCAGTAAAATACGAAGATTCCTCACCAATTCCAGATGAGGTAACGCCGACACGTGACAATATCGACCAGCTTGCCGACACCGTGGCGACTTGGTTGCGCACGAAGATGTATGGTGTTGATGTTCGTGAAGCATTGGCACGGTGGGTTGAATATACACAGGCCATTATGACCCTGTATGACGGGGACATTAGTGCATTTGAAGGCGACGTAAAAACCCTCATGGGCAACGTCACACTACGCCAAGGGGACGTAGAGGTTCGACAGACGACGCTCGAAAGCCAGTTTTTGAATGTCGTTGCGCACGCGACCACCGACAGTGAGCTAATCCTCGCGCGTGACTCGTCCCTGTATGGGGCATTTCGCACGCTGGGGCTACGGCTCGACAATATCGAGCGCATCCTCGGTAGCGCTGTGCCTAGTGGCTTTACGGTCACAATCAAGCATGGACTGGGTCGCAATCCGACGGTAACCGCCGTTTATTACGAGTGGTCACTGGGGATGGAACCCGCGGGGCTTGGTACTGGGCCGGATGGAAGTTTTGGTGGTACTGGCACGACAACCTTGCAGGCTACCGTGTCGTATCCTGACGCCAATACGGTGCAGATTGAGCTACCTGCTGCGTTTGCTTTGTCGGGTGACGTGTACTACCAGTCGGCAGACAAACGCTGGTACATCATCGACGGCTACAAGGTGTTGCGGTTTGACCTCGGTCTGACAACGCAGGACAACCCTGACACTAGTGGCGGGTCGACTAGCGGTGTGCCTGACACTGGGACGACCGTCCCTGATGATGGTGGCACCACGACCGACCCGGGCACTGACACGGGTGGCGACACCGATACAGGTGGTAGCACAACCAATCCAGACACTGGGGGCACGACCGACCCAACCGACGAAGTGCCCGCGACCCCGACGAATTTGACAGCAATCCAGCTCGACGCCACCACTGAACGGCTCGACTGGGACGACTAGAAAGGACAATAAATTAATGAATTATTACATCTATCAGAGTACGAAGTCAGATGGTTCCGACGCGGCTAAAGTCGCCACGGTAACCGACAAGCTTACGTACACGATTACCGGACTCAAGCCAAACACGACATATTACTTTCAGGTTTCGGCATACAACGGCCTCCGCGAATCCGCGAAGTCAACGCTACTGACCGTCGCAACCTCCGCTATTCCTGTGACCGGCATCACTCTGTCGATTGACAAGACCGCGCTCGAGGTTGGTGGTAAGGGTGCGCTCACTGTAACGGTGACGCCTACCGACCAGACTTCTGGTTCACCTAAGCTGACCTCTAGCGACACCGACGTTGCTACCGTGTCTGGTTCTACTGTGACCGCCGTGGCGCCGGGCACTACCAAGATTACGGCAGCCATTGGCGAGGTATCCTCGACGGCTATCACTGTGACGGTTTACGAGGCACTCAAGACGATTGCAACTCTGACCAAGGGCACTGTAACCACCACGTCAGTGATTCTCAATTGGACTACCGCCTAGGAGGTGACTCCACATGCAGTATCTCATCTATAACGGTACGATGCTGCTCACCACAGTCACCAATGTACTCACGTACACAGCAAGCGGCTTGACGCCACTCACCTCTTACACCTTTGGCGTATCTGTGTGGAATGGCGTGAGGGAGTCAGCCAAGGTCACACTCGCCGTTAAGACGCGCGGTATCCAGCTGACGATTCCCAAGACGCTGACTGTGGGGGCATCCGTCACATTGCGGCGTTTGGACTACTCGCTCGGGCTTGTGCCAATTGGCACGGAACCGGCCGGAGCATTCGGTGGGACAAACGCCTCAACGCTGACGGCGACAGTAAAGAGTAACAGTGGCGGCAGTAGTGTCGTCGAGCTGACAACCGCAGACACAACGTTTGCGGACGGAACAAAACTAACCTTGCAACCGGACGGCACTTATGCTGCGTTCAACGGGTACAAGGCTGTTTACTACTCATAACAGATAGGAGCGAGTGAGATGGCAGATCTAACTCTCAAGACAATCACCAAGGGCATGGAGGACGGGCCGGAAGATATTCAGGCCAACTTCCAAGCTCTTGCTGATGAACACAAGGAACAAATCGCGTTGGCCGCTGATATTACGGCACTCAACGGTTACAAGATTTCAGATGGTTATATTCGTCGCGTGGGTAACCGTGTAACGGGATCATTTAGTGTCACCAACACAGGCGGCACGACCGCACTGCGTTATAAGGATATTCTCACGCTACCAACATGGGCAACGCCAAAGAGCACTGCCTTTGCCACTATGACGTGGGATAACAACCACATCCTGTCGCCTTTCAACCTACTCATCAAGCCAACCGGCACGATTTATGCCGGTGGTATTGGGGATAATGCTACGGTAGTGCAAGGCTCGGGATGGTTTGATTTCGACTATTTTGTTGACTAAGAAAGGGTAGATAACATGCTGATTAAAAAGCACCCCGAAATTTTCGGGGGGGGGGCATTTAAGCTGTAACACCGGCTTTTTCGCTCCTAAAAATAACAATTACCCGCCTTAGCTGGTGGCCTACTGCCATCTGCTACCGGTTACGCGCGGGGCATCGGAGGCAGAACGATGAGCATTACATTGACGCCCATTACTAAGGGCATGGAAAACGGGCCTGAAAAAATCATGGCCAACCTAAACACACTACTAGCAGCGATTCCAGACGACTCTGGATGGGTTGATGCTAGTAGTAACGTGGCCGCACCGTTTACGGTTGCTAGTGGCTTTTACTGTAAGTATCGCCGCATTGGCTCAATTGTGTTGCTACAAGGGGTGCTAACCCCAACAAGAGATGTTGCTGCTAATAACAACGCACAGCATCTGATTGAAAACCTGCCATTCAGTTTAGCTGGACAGCAGTCACATGAACAGCCGGGGACTAATGGCGGTTTCTGGGTGCTCGCAACCGGTGGTAACGCATTTACATTTAGCCGGTATATGTACGCTAAGGCTGACCTAGTGCCGTCCGTATGCAAAGCGGGATACTCGCTTATGCTTGGCGGTGCTTTTGTAATTGATGAATAGAAAGGATGAATAACATGCTCAACAATAACAGCTACAAAATTTTCGGGGGGGGGTTAGACAGTGGTCTAACGCCTCTTTTTATAACGATTAGCGAGTAGGTGGGTCGATTCTGCCAGATTCACCCACTCGCACAAGCGAAAGGATGAATTGAATAATGACAGCATTGACCAAGATTTTTGTTGGCATGGAAAAGGGCGTTGAAGCCATCATGAGCAACTTTACGGAGCTCGATGGCCGGACGGCTGTGACGAGTGGGGTCATTGACTCCACGTCGCCGTTTGTGGATTACTCCACCAAGAAGGCCACGGGTGCGGTGCATTACACCAAAGTTGGCCCCATAGTTGAGCTGTCGGGTGTGGTTACAACCTCGACAACACTAACAGCGGGTTCAACTGGTACCATCTGCACGCTGCCTGCTAATCTTATTCCAAAGATTGGCAAGAACGCCGTAATGAGCGGGAGTTATGAAAATCATTGGCTATTGTCCGCGACATCGGACGGTAAGCTAACCATGGACCGCCACGGTGCGGGTGCGAAGACACTCGACTTTGCCAGTGGTGCATGGGCGCCGTTTACCCTGACTTACTCGGTGGACGACTAATGTTGAACGAATGAAATAGAAAGAGGGCGCGGGATTATGAGCGCGGGAGTGACATTTTTGGGAATGGGTCCCGGGGACTGGGTAGCAGTGTTCACACTGATTAGCCTAGGCGGTGGGGCGCTGTATCAGATGTTTAAGTTTGTGAATGAGATGCACGAAATGGTTGAGGAATTTAAGCAGATTCGCAAGCAGACCCAGCACACAACTTCAGTAGTGAACAACAATGCTGAAGTACTCACAAAACATGACGGTGAAATTCAGTCGGTATTCAATTCAATGGGTCTTAAACGTATACCGTCACGCATCACACACATCAAGGAGGATTAAGGATGATTGATAATCTTAATTTAGTTTCAGCCACGGAAGTCGCGATTATTGCAGCAGTGGTGGCGGCAGTAACTCAGGCGGTTAAGCAGACAAAATTGCCTAGTGCATACCTGCCATTCGTCGCCGCGGGAGTAGGTGTGATTGCGGGTATTGTGGCCGTTAAGGTGACTGGTGACACGGATTATCTGGCCGGAGCACTGGAAGGTTTGCTGACCGGGTTCGGTACGTCAGGAGTAGTTGATGCTGGTAAGTCTGTGACAACTGCCGTATCAACCAAAATTGCTGCAAATAAGCAGTCAGAAAGTGACGAAGAGACCGCCAAGATTAATGCGGCGGTTCAGGCGGCACTAGCTGCAACTCCACAGGTAACGAATGCGACCACCACGGATTCCACGAAGGGAGCAACACAAGATGAAGCGAAGTAGTAAGGCCGCGATGAGCATTCTTGCGGCTATTAGTTTGGCTGCACCGCTTGCAACTACCGCGCTAATCACTCCGCCCGCGCAAGTATTTGCAGCTAAGGGTGACCTCGGACCCGATTGGTCTAAGTACCAAGGGATGCAGGGACTGTTTGCACAGTCTAATGACAAGTTCGTTATTGCGCAGGTTGGTGGTACTTACGGTGGTTCCTACGTTGACCAAACAACGTATAAGACTCAAGTGGCTGCCGCGATTGCCGCTGGCAAGAGGGCACACTCATACATTTGGTTCCAGGTAGGGAGTAGCAAGGCGCTTGCCAAAGCAGCCCTTGATCGCTTCTTGCCGAAAATTCAAACGCCAAAGGGCTCAATTGTGGCGTTGGATTATGAAGCGGGGGCATCCAGTAGCGTAACTGGCAACACGAATGCACTGGTTTATGCACTTCAGCGTATTAAAGATGCTGGGTATCAGCCCGCTCTATACTCAGGTAAGGCTTACTTTGAAGACCACGTGAACATTGCGACAATTGAAAGTAAGTTCGGTAGCATTCTCTGGGTTGCCCGTTACCCCAGCTCCAAGGTGACGCTTAGCCCAAACTACAAGTATTTCCCGTCAATGATTGGCGTCGCAATGTGGCAGTTCACTAGCACCGCACTTGCTGGTGGGCTTGATTACTCGGTTGACATGACTGGCATCACTGATGCTGGGTATGGTAAAGCGAAGACGTCTAGCACAGGTAAGGTGACGGTCAAGCCTAAGACAAAGACCGCTGCGGTTAAGAGTGGGCTAACTGCCAACAAGGCAAAGAAGTCTGCTATTGCGACTGGTTACACCGTCAAGGTTAACTTTGGCACCAAAAAGTGGGCTAATGGCGCATCAATGCCTAACTGGGTGCCGGGCAAGACGTACAAAGTTCAGCAGATTAAGGGCGACCGCATACTGCTGGCCGGTATCCTAAGCTGGATTGACCGGAGCAATGTGGAAATCCTACAAACCGCAACACAAGCAAAACAAGTTGGTAAGGCCACCGTTGCCACATACACTGTCAAGCGTGGTGACACACTGTCTGTGATTGCAAGCAGGCATGGTACCACAACCGCGAAGCTGGTGAGCCTCAATCATATCGCCAACCCGAACGTGATTCGAGTAGGGCAAAACATTCGATACAAGTAGTGATATAGTCCTGTCAGCTCAAGGCTGATGGGGCTATTTTTTTGTAAAAAATGCAAAATAATAACTCTCCTTAGAGTTGACAATAACGCCAAGGAGAGTTATTATAATAGATGAAAGGAGGGCAAGAGATGAAGGACGCAGTTGATTGGTCCGAAGTATTCAAGAATGTTGCAGCAGGAATTGCAAGCCTGCTAACAGCCGGAGCGGCAATTAAGGCAGCATCCAAGAAGAAGGACAAGAAATAATCAGTAAAGCAACGGGTGGCAGCCCGTTGCTTTGCCGTACCTTCATCGGTTACTCTATGAACAAGAATATCATCTTATTTCTAGTGTCGCTAGTGACGGCGGTGTTTAACGTGTGGTCGCTAATTAATGTATTGCTCAGCATCGGGTCGCCAGTCATCTCTGGCATTGCTGACGTCTGCACGTTTGCTTTACTCATCACCGTTGTGTTTTGGATTCGAGGCGGGAAGAATGACAAAAATTAATCTGAATGATTCGGCCTTGATGTCTGCGACTGAAGCGGCAGAAATATGGGGGAAGAACCCAACCTATGTAAGAACCAGTTTACGACAGGCCCCGGAAAAATGGCCCGCAGGAAGCTGGCGATTGTTTGGCCGTCAGCTTGTTGTGACCGTTGAGGGGATGGAATCCGCCACTGGTGAGCCAGATCCCCGAAAAAAATAG